TAATCTTTATTATAAAATTGGTCCTTTCTTTAATGTCAAATTTAACGAACAAGAAATTGTATTCATTCGCAAGATTGATGCCATTGATACGTTTGATGATGTGATTGCAGTTTGCAAAGAATTATATGATTACTGTAAAGAAGAATTAGAACAAAAACGCCAAGAAGCTCTTGAGCAAATGAAACAAAACTTTAATTCTGATAATGATAAAGACTTTGATAATTTTGAAACTTATGATTTTGATGACTTCAATGATGATCAAGAAGATGTAGAGTATCGTAATCCAAAAGACTTTGAGACTTCAAATCAAGAAAGTGAAGAAAACAATAATGAATTAAATTACAGTAATGAACCTGGGCATGGTCATACGCTTGAAGAATTAAAGCAGTACGATGAGGAAATAAAAGCGATTACTGATGAAGCCTTGCAAAAGTCATTGCAACAAATGACTGAAAAAAAGCAAATTACCATTGGCAAGATGCCTAGCATAAACGATTGGAAGTATAATGAAGTAATTGTTAATTACAAAGAATTTCTTGGCAAAGTGTTTGATGAAAGTATCTTAAATTACAAAGATTATAGACCAAACATTTTAATGGAATTTGAAGCTAAGAATAAGAATGCAATTCTATATTTGATTAAAGAATTTGAATTGCGTAAGAAAGCGGCTGAGTTGCGCCGTGTAATTGTATCTGATACTGGTGTACTTGATACTAATAAATTGCATACTTACAAATTTAATGATGATATTTTTCGTAAGGTTGGTTCGATAACTGCTGGCAAGAACCATGGAGTTGTAATATTTATTGATTGGTCTGGTTCAATGGCTGACAATATAAAAGGCACCATTGAACAGTTAATTACATTGACCACATTTTGTCGTAAAATCAATATACCGTTTGATGTATACGCATTCAGTACTGAATGGGATTCTAATTGCACAAATGCAATTGATTCTAAGATTGGTCAAATTGACTTACGTGCGAAATTCAATCTACTAAATCTGTTTTCAAGCCGTATGCGTAATCAAGAATATCGCCGCATGGCTAACGATATGTTAAACTATGGTGAGATGCATAATAAGTATAGTCATTACTTTATACGGCGATATATATCTAAAAACATGTATCTTGGTGGTACTCCGTTGAACAGCACCATTGGAATTGCAAGTGGTATTGTGAATCGTTTTCGCAAAGCATATAAGACTGAAGTTGTTGATGTAATCTTTCTGACTGATGGTGAAGATAGTAGCACTCTCTACACTAAATCAAACGAAACCGATTCTTGTAGTGCTATGCGTATTGGTCCCGCAAGTTATAATTCTATTTCTTATATTGAAGATTCTGAAACTCGAAAGCGTTACCGTATTGAAAATAGTGGTGTTACACCAACATTATTGAAGATTCTCAAAGATAAAACTGATTGCAATCTAATTGGGTTTTATATCATACCACGCGGCCGACGCAACTTTGATAATGTACTGCATCGTTTAAGTGTGTTTTCTGAAATTGATAATTTTACAAAATTTAAGAACGAAAAGTTTTTTGCAATTGATAATTATGGTTATGATCAATATTTTCTAATTCCTGGCGGTGCTGCCTTATCTACCGAAGATGAGGACTTAAATGATCTATTGGGAAATGACAACAAAGAAGTAAGTACTCGTAAACTCAAAGGTGCCTTTCTTAAGATGAATCAGAACCGATTGACAAATCGTGTCCTGCTGTCTAAAGTGATTGAAGAAATGGCTTGACATACCACTTTTTTTAAAATACAATATGTATTGTGATTGATAACTTGATGAAGGAACTTTATTATGATTTCTCAAAGTGAAAAAGTAAAATTTTTGACTGAAGCTGCAAAGCGTTTTGGAACCACTGCAACTCGGCAACAATTGATTGCACTTTCGAGTGAAGGTTACGGCCGTCAATTCTGGCTTGAAGATGATAAATATCGAGTGGGGCGAGGTGTGTATCAACTGCCTTTGAATGAATTCAATATTGATCTTGTCAGTACTACTGCAACTGTTATTGAAATGCCAAAGAAAGAATTTCCTGTTGCGGCCGCAAAACCTATAGTAAAAATTTCCTCCGTTGGTCGCATTGAAGAAGATGCAATTGTTCCAAAAGTAAATAGTCTGTATGTACCGTTTGGTTTCTTTGATAAGATGAAGGCTATCATTACTAGTCAACGATTTTATCCAGTATTTGTTTCTGGATTATCTGGTAATGGCAAAACTTTCATGGTTGAACAAGCCTGTGCTCAAGCCAAACGTGAATTTCTTCGCGTGAATATTTCTCCTGAAACTGATGAAGATGATTTAATTGGTGGCTTTCGTTTGATCAATGGAGAGACCAAATGGTTTGATGGCCCCGTCATTCAAGCAATGAAACGTGGTTCAGTTTTAGTGCTTGATGAAATTGATCGTGGTTCAAATAAACTTATGTGTTTGCAAGGTATCCTTGAAGGAAAGGGTGTGCTTATCAAAAAGACTGGTGAATTTGTTGAACCTGCAAAAGGTTTCAACGTAATTGCTACTGCAAACACCAAAGGTAAAGGTGATGAAACTGGTCGTTATATGGCGGCTACAATTCTTGATGACGCATTTCTTGAGCGTTTTCCAATTACTGTCGAACAAGAGTATCCTGATACTAAAGTAGAAACTAAAATTCTTGGCAAAGTATTTGATAGTCTTGGCATCAACGATGTGAATTTCGTAATCAATCTTGTAAAGTGGGCTGACATTATTCGTAAGACTTTTCAAGAGGGCGCAATTGATGAATTGATTTCTACTCGTCGTCTTGTTCACATTGCTGAAGCCTACACTATTTTTAATGATAAGATGGATGCAATTAAGTATTGCATTAATCGTTTCGATGGTGAAACCAAATCTTCATTTCTTGATTTATATACTAAAATTGATGCTGGCATTGATCCGACTGCACAATCAGAAATAAATGTTTTATCGGAGGTGAAAAAAGAAGAACAATAATTTTCTAATTAAAAAGGAACAAATAAATAAAGAGGCTACACAAGTAGCCTCTTTTCACATATATAAATGTATTATCACTTTTATATGGAGATATAATGGAAATTGAATTGAATGTTGAACAGTTGCGAAATAAAAAAATATTTATTGCAACACCAATGTATGGTGGGCAATGTCATGGTAGTTATACCAAATCAATTGCTGATTTAATGACAGTCTGCACTCGCCATCAAATTGAAATAAAACTATTCTTCATGTTTAATGAATCTCTAATTACTAGAGCAAGAAACTACCTCGCAGATGAATTTCTTCGAAGTGATTTTGACTACCTGATGTTTATTGACAGTGATATTCAGTTTGAACCATATGATGTTTTAGTTCTCTCTCATTATGCAATTAACAATCCAGACATGGGCATCATTTGTGGTCCGTATCCAAAAAAAGCAATCTCTTGGGAAAAAATTAAACTTGCTGTAGATAAAGGGTTTGCAGATAAAAATCCTTTGTTGCTTGAAGAATTTGTTGGTGACTATGTTTTCAATCCAGTTGATGGTATTAAAAGGTTTAGCATTAAAGAACCAGTTGAAGTAAAGGAGGGTGGTACGGGCTTTATGATGATTAAGCGTGAAGTGTTTGAACGATTTGCTGAAATGTGGCCAGAACGCTTATATAAGCCAGATCATACACGCACTAAAAACTTTGATGGTACTCGTGAAATCATGGCATACTTTGATTGTGTGATTGATCCAGATTCAAAGCGTTATCTTTCTGAAGATTATATGTTCTGTCAGTATGCAAGAAAATCAGGATCATCTGTATGGATGCTTCCGTGGTTTAAATTAAAACATCATGGTAGTTATATCTTTGGAGGCTCTCTTGCTGCTTTGGCTGCCGTTGGTGCATCGCCAACCGCAAATGAAGAATCGCCTAAACGATAGGAAAAAATGATGTCAGAATTTGACAACGATGATGTTAATAGTGTGATTGTATCAACACTTGATCATTCCATTTTATGGCAATTACCAGAGCAACTAGAAAAATCTGATCCATCATATAAATTTAACGAAGATTGCATTCTTGCCGAAGTGAAAAAATATATTAACGATACTTACAAACAGCACTATGCTCAAACAAAATTTCAAGCCACTGAGTTTATTCTTGATGGTGGACATGGTGATGGATTTTGTATTGGTAATATTTTAAAATATGCACAACGTTACGGAAAAAAAGATGGATACAATCGTAAAGACTTGTTAAAAATTATTCACTATGCTATAATTGCTTTACATAATCATGATATAAATGAAAGGAAATAAATAATGAAACTATCTGAAAACACTGTCAATATTTTGCGTAATTTTGCTACAATTAATCAAGGTTTGATTTTCAAATCTGGTAATACTTTGCGTACAGTAAGCAAACAGCAAAATATACTTGCAAAAGCAATCGTTACAGAATCTTTTATTAAAAACTTTGCAATCTATGATTTGAATCGTTTTCTTGCAGTTCTGTCTTCAATGAATGATCCAGACTTAACTGTCAATGCAAACAATATAAAGATTGACTCTGGCACATCAAAAACAACTTATAGACTTTCTGACGAAACTATGATTGTTGCTGCACCTGATAAAGATATTTCAGTGCAAAATGCTGAAGTGAAATTTACACTCACAAAAAATAATCTTGCGCAGGTTCTTAAATTATCTGGCGTTTTAGGTTTGCCTAACATTGCTGTCAGAGGAAATCATAAAAAAATTTCAATTATCACATTTGATGCAAAGAATCAAGACTCTGATATTTTTTCTATCGATGTTGGCGATACCAGTGCAGAATTTCAATTTATTTTTGTTACAGAAAATTTTAAGATGATTCTTGGCGACTATGAAGTGCAAATTTCTTCAAAAGGAGTTTCACATTTCAAATCTAAAAAAGAATTACTAGAGTATTGGATTGCGACCGAAGTTGGTTCTAAATATGATTTGTGATTCTAATATTGTTTGTATTAGAATGTATTTTTATGTTATGAATGAGGTGTCATATGATGGAAGATTTTTTGTGGGTCGAAAAGTATCGACCTAAAAAAATTGCAGATGCAATTCTGCCAAATGATCTAAAGCAAACTTTTATTGAATTTGTTAATCAAAAAGAAATACCAAATTTTATTTTTGTCGGCGGGCCCGGCATAGGTAAGACAACTGTTGCAAAAGCAATGCTTGAAGAACTTGATTGTTCTTACATTGTAATCAATGGTTCTATAGATGGTAATATTGATACTTTACGCAATGAAATTAAAAACTTTGCTTCATCAATATCTTTTAAAGGAGGTAGAAAATATGTCATTCTTGACGAAGCTGACTATCTTAACCCACAGTCTACGCAACCTGCTCTGCGTAACTTCATGGAAGAGTATTCTGCTAATTGTGGCTTTATACTTACTTGTAACTTTCTTAATCGTATTATTGCTCCCTTACATTCCAGATGTTCCGTTATACAATTTAAAATAATAGCATCTGATAAACCAAAACTCGCGTCTCAATTTATGAAACGCGTGGAAATAATTCTCAAAACTGAGAAAATTGAATATGATCAAAAAGTCATTATAGAATTAATTCTTAGACACTTTCCTGATTGGCGTAGAGTGCTGAATGAACTTCAGCGTTATTCTGTTACGGGCAAAATTGATACAGGCTTACTTGCAAACATTTCTGATGCTTCAATGAAGAAACTCATGCAAATAATCAAAGATAAAGACTTTACAACTGCGCGTAAGTGGGTTATTGATAATCTTGATAACGAACCTTCTATTCTTTATCGAAACTTTTTCGATCATGCTGTAGAGTATTTCACCCCGCAATCTGTTCCACAACTTGTTGTATTGCTAGGCGAGTATCAGTACAAGTCTGCATTTGTTGCTGATCAAGAAATTAATATGGTTGCTTTTCTAGTTGAAGTAATGATGTCATGTGAAGCAAAATGAAATTATTTGACTTTCTTAATGCAATTAATCAAAGCAAAGAAAACCTTATGATTGGAACAGATAATGATGAACTTGCAGAAAAAATCTATGATTCTTACATTATAAATCGAGGACTGTCTTTTTTTTCTGACACAGTTCTTTATGCAAACGAAATGAATTGTATGTGTTTACTTGACAAAAAACCTCAATTTTTCTATTTACTAAATAGTGTAAGACCACGAAAGCGTTGGAGCAAGTGGTTGAAAAAAGAAAAAATTGAGAAAATAGATATCATTTCAGAATATTTTGGTTATAGTAGATCGAAATCTAAAGATATCATTAAACTTCTCACCGATGAACAAATAAAAATTATAAAGTCGAAATTAGAAAAAGGTGGACCTATCATTAAGGAGAAGAAAAATGAGTGTTGAAAATTTATTAGAGGTGACACTACAAGAGGAA